AATTGAAGTGGATGGAGGAGAAGATGGAAGAGATACGAACAGCATTGCATAATAACAAAAAGTAATGGCATACTCTGATGAATTTATATTACATCTGGAGCAACTTGCTAATATCTATATTGAGGAATGTTTGTCCAATAGGAAAGAGATGATATCTAATAAGGGAGATATTGTCTATATTTCTGATAGACATATTCCAACGATTGACTACTTTCTGAGAATATGGATTCCAATTGTGAGAAAAGAGAAAACAATTCACCGAGATACATATTATGTCTGGTTGAATTCTGATGACAAACTCAAATCCGACACTATCAAAAAGATAGATGATATGTTCAAGTGCTTAGCGAAGGACATTGTTGCCAATGAGGGGAAGGGAATATTCTATGCAAAGAATGCTCTTGGGATGCATGATAAACAACACCTGGAGCAAAAGAATGTTGATCGCTTTGACTTTGAATGAGTACCGTCAAAGGTTATAAACCACATGAGAAACAAAGAGAGATCCATGATGCAATCAATCATGGTCATGAGAAATACTATGCTCTGAACATTGGGAGACAGTTTGGAAAGACTCTCCTGGGGATCAATCAACTTTTGTATTGGGCTATCAATGACAAGGGGTGTAAAATAGCATGGGTGACTCCAGTATATAAGCAAGGAAAGAAAGTATTTGCAGAGCTTGAGAAAGCTGTTGTAAAGTCAGGTCTATTCCAGTTCAATAGATCTGATCTTGTGGTGAGTGGTTTTGGATCAACCATTGAATTCTTTTCTGGTGAGAGACCAGACAACATCAGAGGTAATACATTCAACTATATGGTGATTGATGAGATGGCATTCACCAGGGCAGAGCTGTGGGATGAGGTGCTCAGTGCAACAGTGATGGTCAAGGGAAAGAAAGTGATCTTCATCTCCACTCCCAAAGGAAAGAATCACTTCCATAGGATATGTATGCAACACAACTATGATGATAGATATACTTACTTTCACTATTCATCATATGATAATCCAATGATTGACTCCAGGGAGCTGGATGAAAGAAAGAGGTCTCTCCCAGATCACATATTCAGACAAGAATATCTTGCTGAGTTTGTTGACAACGCATCTGGACTATTCAAGAACATTCATTCCTTGAGAGGCAACCATGCTCCAGGATCAAAGGCATTCGCTGGTCTGGACATTGGTAGAGCTGATGACTACACTGTGCTCACAATACTCAATGAGGATGGAGAGATGTTCTATCTCAATAGATGGAGGCATGATGAGTGGAATAAGATCATTGACAAGGTTGCAGAGGCCATCAATAAATTCAGAGCAGTCACATTGATAGAGGTCAATAATCAAGGGGATGTGTTCCATGAGATCCTGAGAGACAAGTGCAGAGGATTGATCGTGCCATTCACAACAACAAGCAAAACAAAACCAGTGATCATTGAGGATCTTGCTTTGTCCTTTGAGCAATCAGATATCAAGATATTGAATGAGCAATGGTTGATTGATGAGCTTGAAAATTTTACCTATATTTACAGCGCACATTCCAGGTCAGTTCAATACTCAGCTCCAGATGGATTGCATGATGATGGAGTCATGAGTCTGGCATTGGCATGGCATTGTAGAAAGACACAACAGAACAAAGGAAAATATCATATCATCAGAGCATGAAAGAATTTAAACTGAAACTCCCTCAGACCATCAGAGACTGTCAACCAGATATGTTGATCAAGTGGTTGATATTATCGGAGAGCATCAAGGACATCAACAAGAATGACATTGTGAAGATGCTTGACTTTCAATGTCAGATCATCAGTATATTCTCGAAGCTGTCTATCAACAAGATCAAGAAAGGATCAATTGATGACATCACTGCTCCATCAAATCACTTGATGCAGATGATTGGAAGCTATGAATATAGAGAGCCATCTGAGGTCATTGAGATCAATGGCAAGAGATTCAGATTTGAGAAGAACTTTGCTCATGTCTCCACTGGTCAGATCATTGACTTGAAACTTGCTGGAGCCATCACTGAGAATCCATATCCAGCATTGGCGATCATGTATGTTGAGGAGGGGATGGAATATTGCCAGGAGGATGAGAGAGGGAGAGTTCTCAATCCCAATGACAAGAGGGAGCAACTATTCAGAGAGTCATTCCCTGGAGATGAGTTCTTGAATTTCTTCAATTTTTTTTTGAGCGATTACGAAAAGAGGAGGGACGCTATATTGGGGATCCAGACAGCGAGGACGATGATGGAGAGGATGAAGCTGGAGCAAGAGTTGAAGATTCAGAGTGGTTTAGTTGGACGAAGATCTTACATCGATTATCAAAAGAGATGGGACAAGATGTGGGAAAGATTACACAACAGCCATATGTAAAGACTCTATTCTGGATGAATTTCTTCAAGCTGTCGGACGAACAAGAACGCATATTAATGAAAAGGAATGGCTGATTTTGACTTTCTTGAAACTGAGCTCGGCATCTCTGAGAAAGACATTGAGAATCCATCCAATGTTTATGAGAATTTCATTCTCAAGATTGCCAATCAAATCACCGATGATCTAAGGAAAGAGACAAGCAACAAAGCAAGGAACTCAGGAGCTTTGACTCAATCCATTGCATATGTCCCAAGTGGGAGATTGTCATTTGAGATACAAGCTGAGGACTATTATAAATTCATTGATGAGGGAGTCAATCCAGTTGGTCAGAATAAATTCCAGACACCATATTCATTCAAGTTCCCAAGTGTGACCAAGAATCATGCTGTGGCATTGAAACAATCTTATGGATACACATTGAGCCATGCTTATGCATCTGGATATGTGACAAAGAATAAATATGGAATCAAACCAAGGAACATCACTGAATCGGTGATCAATGACAATTATCTTGAGAGGATTGCATCTGATTTGGCTGAGGTCACTGGATTGATGTTTGAGGTCACATTCACTAAAAATACAGATACATGGCAATAACAATATATGATGAGCCACAAAAATATTCACCATCTGGGAATCCATTGGTGTTCACATTCTCAAGTGATGAGATAGCTCAAGATAATTTCAGTTTTATAGTTGAGGTATATGTCGAGGGATCTCTGCATTCAACTCACCAGGTGTTCAGACAATTCAACACATTGAGCAAATTTGACTGCTCTGGAATCTTGTCAAGTACATTGGAATCACCATTGATTGTGGATGGATCATTGACAACAACATATGACTCTGCAATCAATGAATATTACATCAAGGTATATGAGAAGTATGGTGCAACTCCAACCATTCAAGCGAGTGCAACATCATCAACAGTGAATGCATTCAATGGATCATTGAGACATCCAGAGTGGATTGGTTTTGACTATCTTGACTATAATGCAGATACCAACAACGCCACATCTCCAATATTATTCTTGAGCAACTTTCCAAGAGCTCGGAGATACTATTGTGGCCTGGAGGAGAGAATCTTTTTGGGGATACTTTGTGATGACACTGGAATGACTATCAGAGTGCGTTTATATAACAGCTCTGGATCTCAGATTGCAACTGACGTGACATCGGTGACATTGAGTCAACTGATTATCTTTGATGCATCTCCATCCACTATCATTGCGAACACTACGATCACAAGTGGAGACTTTGACTCATGTGCATATTACACTGTCCAAGCTCGGCCCACTGGAGGAGGAGCAAATGTCGGAGCATCTGAGGAGTTCAGAATTGACATTGATCTTGAGTGCAAGAGATATGCAACCAATAGACTCCACTGGTTGAATAAGTTCGGAGTATGGGATTCATTCACGTTCACTCTTGTATCAGTGACATCCAGCTCAGTTGATTCCTTTGGATATTCAAGGGAGAAAGGAGTCTGGAATGGCACATCCTATACTTACCCATTGTATCAAGGTGAGTCAGTTCAATATGCAAAGAGATCCAAGGATCAGTTAGTATTGAATTCTGACTGGATCAAGGAGGATGTCCAGCAATGGTTGGTGAGGAGTTTATTGGAGTCTCCCATTGTATATCTGGAGCAGAGCAATGGATTTGAGCCAGTGAACATCAACAACGCAACATATCAATTTAAACAAAAGAGAAAAGATGGATTGATTCAAGAGCAGATCACAATTGACAGGACATATTCATTCACATCTCAATTGAACTAATGGCTGGAGAACTATTCATCAATGATAGACTGGTTGATTTAGATCAGAGCATTCCATTCCCACTGACATTCAATATCTCTGACATCAAGGATATCAGTGCAAGGAAAGGAAACAAATCAAAGACCATCAGTCTCCCGGGAACTCGGAGAAATTATGAGTTGATGCTCTCAGTGTTCACAGTCTCAACCATTGACAAGATATCAGACACTGAGAGTGATTTCATTGACTTTGATCCAAGCATCAAGGCCACAGCAAGATATTATCAGAATGGATTGCTTGAGTTCAATGGTGTTGCTCAGTTGATGGAATGTAAGCTCAACAATGGAGTATGGACATTCGATGTGACTCTGGTGAGTGATACGATTGACTATATCTCCAGATTGGCAAAGATACGCATCAATGAACTTGGATGGGGTGAATACAACCATGCATTGACATTGACAAATCAAGAGAATTCCTGGACTGGATTGATAGAGCTCAATGGATCTCCATCCTATGTGTACAGCTCACCAGATTGGGATGGGCGTGGATATTATTATGGTCTGATTGACTATGGATATGGGAGGCCAACACCAGACACATTTGGAGTGGATCAGATCCCTCCTCAAGTGTTCTGCTATGAGATCCTGGAGAAAGCATTCACATATGCTGGGATCAGTTGGAGGTCAAACTTTCTTGAGAGTCAGAGATTCAAGAGATTGTTGATGGCCTATGCTGGAGGTGATCTTCCAACCATTGACGCATCTCAGAGTGACAATGACTCTGCATTCACAACAGAAAACAACAATACAAGTGGATTTGTGATCAATGGGACTGTCTCAGCTTTTGGAGATTCAATTTGGTTTCTACCGAATCAAACTCTATTTGATGACTATGATGCCACAATTAACCAGGACAATCTCAGTCAGATTCAGACATCCACTCCAGTGCTCTTTGTCTCAGCATCTGAGGCATTGTTCACCATCTCATATGTTGGGGATCATGACTTGACATGGACATCCTCTGGAGGTGGTTTGATGTATGGGAACTATTCATTGAGGTTGTTGATATTCAAGAATGGAATCCAGGTCTCTGATGATATCATCTATCAAGGTGCATTGACTGGAGCTGTTGGGACATCCTCAATCAGTTATTCATTTGACTATTCAAGACAGTTGAATCTTGAGATCAATGATGATGTTTATTTCAAGTTGAAATATGATCTTGTCAATGGTCAGATCATCTCAGGCACATCTGGATCACAAGGTATCACCACTGAGATCACATCCAATACAGCAGATTTGAATATCACAAAAGATACTCAAGAGCTTGTTGGAGGTGGGACAGTTCAGTTGAGTGCATTCTTACCAGATATGACTTGTGATGTATTCTTCAAAGGATTGATCACTGCATTCAACTTGTTTGTCAAACCAGCGAATGACTCTCCATCAGTTTTGGAGATAGAGCCATTGACTGATTTCTACAATGCATCTGGAGATGCTCTTGATTGGACATATCTGATTGATAAGAATAAAGAGATCAAGGTCACTCCAACCATCAACTTTGCATCCAAGAATTATAAATTCATGTTTGAGCAAGATGATGACTATTGGAACACAAGATATACAGATGATGTCCAGAAACAATATGGATCATTCATGCTGGAGTCTCAATCTCAATTCGCTGTCAATGACACTGAGTTGAAGTTGCCATTCTCTCAGAAGTTACTCGCAAAGATACCAACAGATTCACCTGGTGGATTCACTGATCTGATTGTTCCAAGGTCATTCCAGGTCAAGTTCAATGAGGATGGATCAAGCTCTATTGAAAAGAAGAAAGGGAAACCATTCCTTGTGCAATTGGGAGGATTGACAACTGGAGACTGGATTCATCGCTCTGAGAGTTTTGTTGATACAGCTCGAAGCTCATATCCCTATGTTGGCCACTTGGACAATCTTGACTCTCCATCCTTTGACTTCAATTTTGGGATTCCAGACTATGTATTTTGGCAAACGAATGCCTA